GAAGCGGTTGTCGGGGCCGCAACGGTCCATGACGCCCATGCCGACGCCGGCCTTCGTGGCCCCGGAGCGTCCAGCGGTTGCTTGCGCGGGAATCTTGGCCTGGACGCCGTAGCCGGCGGGTTGCTGGTAGGGGTTGCCCTTGGATTTCATGGTGGTGCTCCTGGGAAGGCGTGGTCGATGCGCCGATATGGCGCGCGGTCAGTTGAGAAACCGCAGCTTGTAGAGCGTGGAATCGATGAGTGCTGCGATCTCATCGACCAGATTCTGCAGCTCAGTATCCTGCGGCAGATGCTCGCGGGATTCTGATACGAACGCCTGCATTTTTTTCAGATATTCAATCGGGTCACCCGCGCCAAACCGCAGTTTCTCGTGTGCCCCCATGTACGCCTCGGCCAGCGCATCGGTTTTCTCCACGATGCCATCGTAATACTCGCCCAGCGCCATATGCTTGGAAAAACTCTCGGTCTCCCAATGCATCAGGTGCGCATCGACGCTCGAGCGCAGCAGGAACATGACGAAGGTGGCGACGTCGTGGGTCATCGGAAACGGCCGGCGGGCAGCGTAGTCGGGCTTATAGCACGGCCCAGCGCGGGGGTGCAAGAGGTGTTGCAAAAATGCACGATGCACGGATAAGTTAGTGACCGCTCACGGGGAGACTAGGGGAGGGTTGAACCATTTACAGGGTATCGCGTGCGGGCGCGCGGGTGACGTATATAACCGGATAACCCTCCCCAACCCTCCCCTTGCCTCATTTTTAGGCGTTTTCCAACCCCTTGGCCTTCTCCGAAGCCGTCAAGTCCAGGCCCTTGACCGTCATCACGCCGGCCCGCTTGACCTTCTGCAAGCCGGGTACAACGCTCATCTTCTCCCCCCACACCGTCTGCGAAGGCTCATGCTCGCCCCTGGCGCGCTTCCAGCGCCTGAAGCTGGCGTACAAATCCGACGACTTGGCGAACGTGCCGTTCTCGACCTTGCAGCACTCCTCCATCCACATGGCGATGTCGTCGTGCTCGGCCATATAGTCGCGGCTGGCGTCTTCCACGTTGCTAGGAATCGCCAAGCCGTCCGCGTACCACTTGCGCGCCCCGTCGATGATCCAGGCCATGATGCCGGGCGCCTCGGCCTTCAATTTCTCCGGCAACTTGATATCTTTGGCGCGGCCCTCGAACTTCTGCAGGAACGGCAGCAACACCATGCGGCGGGCCATCGCAGGGTCGCCGCCCTTTAGCCGTGGCTTGTGGTTGCCCGCGATCAGGTGCTTGTGCGACATCGTGAACGTGAAGTTGTCCTGCCGCATGAACCGAGCCGTCAGTGTTTCGTCCCCGGTGAGCTCCTTGATCCGCGCCTCGGCCCAGAAACTGCCTTCCTCAAGTTCGTTGCTGACCGCCAAACGCTTGCCGTGCAGCTGGGCCAGCTCGGTCGGATGCCGGTCGGTTTTGGTCATCATCAGCACTGTCGTGGGCAGTTTTAGTGCGTAGGAACCCATGATCCACATGAGTATGTCCAGCAGCGTGGATTTACCGTTGCTACCCTGACCGTGGGCGAAAAACAGTTTCTGCTCACGCCTGTCGCCAGATAGGCAATACCCGCACATGCGCTGCACAAACTCGATTGTGTCGGCGTCGTTGTTGAATACGTCGGATATGAACCGCAACCAGTTTTCTGTCGTCTGCTGATTATCTGGCGATACTCTGGCAATCTGCGTCAGATACTGTGCGCGATTGCGTTCGTGCAGTTTTCCGGTGCGCAGATCGACCAGACCTGCAGGCGTGTTCAGCATCAGCGGATCGTTGTCCCACTGCGATGCTGGCACCACGATATCGGGGTCGGACTGTGCGAGGAACAGCAGCGCGTTGACGGTCTTGGCGCTGGTGATGGCCTTGCGCACCTTGGCGTCGGCCAGCATCGCCTGCGACCGGGCTGCCTTGCGGGCAAGGTCGAACCGGATTAGGTGCTCGTCTCGTTTCCAGTGCGTGCCCTCGTCGTGCATCCAGCCCATGCCCGGCGTCCACCGCAGGCCGGCGCCGTACTGCGCCACGAACTCGAGCGCCAACGAGTCGTCGGAAAACTCAGGCGGCAGGGGTTCGACTTCGCCCGTCTCCAGGTCGATGAGTTCGGTGGCCGCCGCCACCGCAGGCTGCGATGACGTAGGCGATGGCAGCGCGAGCCGCACACTGCGAGGCGGCAGTTTCATCCCGAGCGATTCGGCAGCTGCTTTAACGGCCTTGCTGATCTCACCACCGTGCTCGTAATACCGAAACAGATCGAACGATCCCACCAGCTGCCCCGACTCGTCGCTGCACAGCGGGTCTGATGCGTGGTGTATCCACGCCTTGCCGTCGAAGATCACGACGCCGGCCAAGCCGGTGCTGGAGTGCGGAGACAGCCACCGCTTACCCTGCGGCCGATAGCCGTACCGTGTCAACGCCGATTCGATGGAGTTCGCCTGATCGTATGCGTCGATCACGCTCGGCGTGGTATCGTTGGCAAGCCGGCGCGTTTTCGGAGGCTTCGGTGTCGGCCGCTGAACCGCCCACGGGCACAGCCCCTGCAGCTGCGGCTTGAGGGCGTCCCAGTTTTTCCAGACTGCCAGCAGCCACGCGGGTGGCTCAGGGATCTCGCCGTTGGGCTTTGTCAGCCAGATGTAGGGCTGGCCGGTGTCGGGGTGGATGCTGGGCGGGAGGACGTCCTGCCGCTGCTGGGTGTCTGCCGCGCGGATCTCGAGAACTGTGAACCGCTTGGTCTGGTCGTCCTGGCGCGGCCAGGTCAGCGAGTGATACTGCAGCGCCTCGCCCTCGGGCACGCGGAACAGCATCCGCATCTTCGGTGCCTGGCCCTGAATGGTCGGAGACTGCGCCAGCAGCGCGTCAATGTCCCAGCCGAACTCTGTGCAGATGATGCGCATGGCCTCGAGGTTGTCGATGTCCAGACTGCACAGGCGAGATGGGCCGAGGGCTGCGCCGATGTTGGCGTCTGGGTGCTGCTGGTAGTACCGCCGCGCAGCATCGGGGTCGGTAATGCACTCGTTGCCCCAGTTCTCCGACACCGGGCGCTTGCCTCGAGGTGGCAGCGGCACGATGTGCATGCCGTACTTGCGGCAGTAGGTGGCGGCGTAGTCAGCCGTTGAAGCTGTCATAGATGTTTCCCACGAAACACACGCGAAAAAGATGGGGCGGCCCTCGCGTGGGGTCGGGCGGCGTCACCAGGGGATCAGCCCGGTCAAGCCCCGAATGAGTGTAGGCGATAGCGCCGATCAGAACGGGATATCGTCGTCCATGCTGTCAAACCCCGTACCACTTGCCCTGCGAGGCGCAGGCGGCACCGGAGCGCGGTCGTGGATCACGGGCCGGGGTGCCGGTGCTGCCACAGGAGCCGGTGCTGCCACAGGAGCCGGCGCCGGCGCAGCGGCAGGGTAGGAAGCATCCTTGGGCTGCACGCTCAGGCTCATGTACTTCTGCCCCTCGAGCTTCGTGCCCTCGCGGCCCTCTCTGATCCAGGCCGAGAGCCAGTATTCGACCCCGGCCACGTTGATCGACCCCCGGTAATCCGGCCTCGATTCGTTGCCCTGCTTGTCGTTGCGGGCCAGAATCCCGCGATTCGCGTTCTCATACATCGTCATCTATCGTCTCTCTGCGGCGCTGCCGCTGGTTGATGGGCCTGCGCCCGAGGTGAAATTGATGGCAGAAAGTGCAGTGGTACACCTGCCGCGACTTGCCGCGCCTGGTGCCACGCACGGCGACGAGCTGGGCCTGAGTGAACGATGAAAAACTGACCTTACCATCGCACGCCGATGCCCGATACGTGTCGCGTGGCGAGTGCGCGGGCTGGTGGTCGTTCACGGCTCCCCCAGCAACGCTAGTGCATCCTCCACCGACTGCACGATGCCAGCCACGCCGCCGTTTGCCTGGCATGCGCCGATAAGCATCTCCTGCTCGATGGTGCCCTTGCGCACCCCGGGCCGCTTGCACTCCAGCAGGAACAGCCGCCCGTCGGTGAGTTGGCCGAGGTAATCGCTTGCGCCCTTGGTGCGCCCAGGCTCGCCCCGCATATACAGCCGGTAAAACACCGTGTAGCGATCCCCGTCCTGCACCGCACCGGAGTTCAGGCGCATGAACCACGCCACGCGCCGATGAACCCGCAGCAGGTCGAACACCGGGCGCATGACGTCGGCCTCGGTGGCACTGGTGCTGGGCTTGCGTGGCGCTCGAGGTTTCGGCGGTGGCGGCGCAGTGAGCTCGACCCGTGGCCGGTCACTGAGCGCGGCGTAGAGGTCCATGCTCGCTTGGTTTCGGGCGATGGTTTCGCGTAGGGTTTCGCGCTTGCGAGTCATGCTGCAAACAGCCCGCGCTGCTCGCGCGTAGCATCGGCGATGTTCTCCACGGCGAGCTCCCAGTATTGCGGCTTGAGCTCTGTACCGACGAACCTGCGGCCCATGCGAACCGCGCAGTAACCTTCAGACCCGATCCCGGTAAACGGGCTGAAGATCAGATCGCCAGGGTTAGTCCACAGATGGATGCACCGCTCGATTACATCGAGCTGCAGCGGGCACATGTGCTTTTCGTCGTTCTCGTCACGAGCCGGCAGCTTGTTCAGCGTCCGCCCCTGGTCGATGTCGCTCCAGATCGGACTGGCGTACTTCTGCCACATCAGCACGGGAAGATCGTCGCCGTGCTTCACGCGCGGCTCGGCCTCGCCAGGCTTGCGCATCGTTACCACGTAGTCGGGCAGCCCCATGCGCGACATGCTGGCATTCTCTCGGATGGTCTTATGCAGCAGCCCGAGCGCCTTGGTGCGCTGCATGGCTACTACGGGGTCTTTCCAGATGCAGACCTCAGAGTGATAAATGAACCCAGCATCTTGAAATGCCCGGATCAGGTCTCCACGGAAGTCGCGCAGTCCAATGAACCCTTGCCGCATCTTGGTGGTCGGCAGGTTCATGCAGTGGAAGCTGACATTACGCCCAGGCTTGACGATGCGGAAAAGTTCTGCAATCAGGTAGCGAAGCTGGGCCACAAACTCCGCGTCGTCGCGGCAGTTTCCCATGTCGTGGTCGCTGTTGGAGTAGACGAACAGATCCGCGAACGGGGGCGAGAACACCGAGTAGTCGATGCTGTTGTCTGCCATGCGTCGAGTCCACTTCACGCAGTCACCAAGATGCACGGTGAACCCGTCGCCTTGGTGCGTGTCTTCGCGGTACTCTTCAACGACGTTCTTCTGCCCAGACAGTTCCTGATTCATGATGTCCTTCATGTGCTCGATCATGCTCTCGCTCATTTCGTGGTGCTGTTCCTCCTTTCGCTTGAGGTTCAGCAGGATCTGGCCTTCGTTCTCGGCCGTGAACAGATGCACCTGCACCGTTCGCTTCTGACCGAACCGATGACACCTGCGCACGGCCTGGTAGAACTTCTCGAACGAGTCATCCAGCCCGACGAACGCCATGCGTGCGCAGTGTTGCCAGTTCATGCCGAAGCCGCAAATCTTCGGCTTGCTGATGAGCACGCGCAGAGCGCCACGGCTGAAGGCCATCATCTGCTCGGCCTTGTATTCGGCGCTGTCTGACCCCTGCACGTTGATGCTGCCAGGAATCAGGCTCTGCAGCAGTTCGGCCTCGTCGTTGAGGTGGCACCAGATCAGCCACGGCTCGGAAGATTCCGCGTTGACAACATCTGCCAGTGCGCGGCACCGGTTCTCAATGCTGGCACGCTGGGCCTGCCTGCGCTCTGTCAGGGTCTGCGCAGGCCGGCTGAATAGGTCGTTGCCCAGCGGGTCTGTCTCGACCACATGCTCGAGGTATTGCGGTGCCGGCAACACGTACCGCGACCCGTCAAAACCGAGGTCGGAAGGATTGCGCAGCACTACGGCCCATGTGCCCATCCACTCCCAGAACTTTGAAGCTCCCCAGCCCTTGAGCCGCCATGTGCCCGTGTCGCCAGTGTCGTTCACGAAGTACGTGGCGAGCATCTCCGTGCGCGTCATCACGCCGAGGAACTCGCACTGGTTGCCCAGCTCCTCAAAGTCGTTAGGGCTTGGCGTGGCCGTGCAGCTCAGTCGGTACGGGATGCCCTGCGCCGCGCTGATGATGCGCGTGCGCGTCTTGCCATCGTGCGCCTTGAGGATGCTGGATTCGTCAAGCACAAGCCCATGCAGCCCGCCAAAGTCGATGGCATCCATGCGCTCGTAGTTCGTGATCCAGACGCCAGGCGCATCAGGCGTGCCACCGTGCGGAACCCGTCGAACCGTGATGCCGAACGTGGACCCCTGCTCGATGGTCTGCTCAGACACAGCCAGCGGCGCAAGGATCAGAACCGCGCCCCCAGTGTGCGAGGCCACCTCGTCAGCCCACGACAGTTGCATCAGTGTTTTGCCGAGGCCGGTGTCTGCAAAAATCGCCGCCCTGCCACGACGCACGGCCCACGAAACGATGGCGTGCTGAAAGTCGAACAGATGCTCGTTCAGGTCGCCCGGATGATGGCCGGTCGCCACCTCGGCGCGGCGCTTGCCGGCCACGAAGTCATCATAGTTTTGCACTCTCTCTCCTTCCATGCGGCACCGTGCCGCGTTGATAACAGGCGCGATGTCACCACCGCGCGTCTTCGATGTCATCCGTGGTTTCCCTCAGATACCTCGACGGCATCCGCCTCACCGCGTCACGCGCCACCCACTCAGGCGGCGACGGAAACGGCCAGTGCGGCACGATGACCGACACATGCAGCGACAGGTCAGTCGCGCCGATGACGAGCGCCTCGCGGCCGTCTGGCAGGCGCACGCGGGTGCCGGGTGTCATCGAACGCCACCCACGAACGCCACCGTCAGAAACACCCCCGCATGATCCAGTTTCACCCTCGGAGGGATGCCCCGCCTCCTCCAGTTCGCCACCCGCTGCGGGCCGCCCGAGCCGTAGCCGAGCCTGCGCGCCAGCGCAGTCGGGCCGCCGAGGTTGTCGATGATCTCGGAGTCGGGGTGCAGGCTCAGGCTGTGAGCCACCCCGCGTGATATGGTCGTGGTCATGGGATGCGACTGTAACATGGTGTGGATAGGGATGGGAAGGGCTGCGTAGCGGCCTGCGAGGATAAATCCCTGCGATTCTGTCGGATACTGGCCCGGACGGGTAAACGTATCGTTTATGATGCCGTCACCGCAACGCACACAGGAGCCCACATGCACTACACCACCCTCGGCCCCGGCGACCACGCCACATGGCCCGCGCACATCGTCGCCAACGACCCCCGCGAAATCGGCATCGAAGACGACGGCCTCGCCCACTGGGAAGCCGACGAAATCGCCGCCGAGCAGCTGGCCTCCACCGCCGCCAACGTGTTGGACTGGCTGCAGTCGGTCTGCAACGACGACGCCAGCAGCAAGCCCGTCGAGACGAACCTGATCTCCGACGCGCAGCTGCAGGACGCGCCCGTTGCCGTGCTGCTGGCCTGCATCATGACCGGCACCGACAGGCAAGCGACGTTTGCCCGCATGTTCCTGCGGGATCGTTTCCAGGCTGCCCGCGCAGACGAGATCACCGAGCGCAGCGCCGAACTGTACGAGGCGGCGAATCCCACTCACGACGAGGAGTTCTGAGATGACTACCACCAGCCTGATGATGCACCACATCACAAGCATCAAGGCCCAGCCGTCCAAGCACGACGTTGGAGAGTTCAGCGGCCCGTACTGGAGCCGCGTGATCGAGATCACCGACAAGGACGGCCACTGCCACCGACTGACCCTGTTCGGCCAGACGATGGCCGACCTCGCCATCGAGATGCCCGCGCCCGTCGCTCTCGCCCAGGAGGCCGCATGACCGAGCACCTCGAGCAGCGCACCGAAGAGTGGCTGCAGGCCCGCGTGGGCAAGGTCACGGCCAGCGGGTTCAAGCATGTCCTGGCCCGAAATAAGCCGACCGCCGCGCAGGCCAAGGCCGGCGAGCCTGGGAACCCGTCTGCCGCCCGCACGACGTACCTCTGGCAACAAGTCATCGAACGCCTGACCGGCCAGCCCGCGCAGGTCGCCAAGACGATGGCAATGCAATGGGGCACCGATCAGGAACCGGCTGCGCTGCAGGCGTACAACGAGGCGCATCTCGTCAGCATCGAGGCTGTCGGCTTCGTCCAGCACCCGACGCTGGCCGTGGGCTGCAGCCCGGACGGGCTCGTCACCGAGCGCAGCCCCGCCGCCGGCTCGGCGTCCGATGGCCTCATTGAGATCAAGTGCCCCTTCAACAGCGCAAACCACCTCGAGACCTGGCTGTCAGGTATGCCCGAGGAGCACATGGCCCAGGTTCAAGGCCAGATGTGGCTGACCGGCCGCGAGTGGTGCGATTTCGTGTCGTTCGACCCGCGCATGCCCGACGACCTGCAGCTGTACGTTCAACGCATCTCGCGTAATCCCGAGTTCATCGCCACGCTGGAACGCGAGATCATCACGTTCCTCGGCGAGGTCGATGCCATCGTGCAGAAGCTGCAGGCGAAGACCTCTTTCTAGTCACCCACCACCGGAGTCACACATATGACTGCTCTCGTCCCCGTAGATCAAGTCGAACGCATGGCCTTGGCCGTCGCCAAGTCGGGCCTGTTCGGCGTCAAAACCGCCGACCAAGCGATGGCCCTCATGCTCATCGCACAGGCCGAGGGTCTGCACCCCGCCATCGCGGCCCGCGACTACCATGTCATCAACGGCCGCCCCACGCTGAAGGCCGACGCCATGCTGGCTCGGTTCCAGACCGCAGGCGGCAGCGTGCGTTGGGGCGAGTACACCGACCGGCGCGTGGTCGGCACGTTCACCCACCCGCAGGGCGGCAGCGTCGAGGTGGCCTGGACGGTGGAGATGGCGACCGCCGCAGGGTTGACCAAGAACCCGACATGGAAGTCGTACCCCCGCCAGATGCTGCGCGCACGCTGCATTAGCGAAGGCATCCGCACGGTGTTTCCGGGCGTGGTGGTTGGCACCTACACGCCCGAGGAGGCCGAAGACGCCGGCCACGCACCGGCACCCGTCCAGCGCG